TACAAAGGCTGTAGACAGATTAATAGCCATTTGAGTTACCTTTTGACAAAGTTATAAAGAGAGTTCTCGCTGTCGGTGAGCCGGGAAACCGGGCCGTTTGCTTGCAGTAGGGTGCCAGCCAGTTGGGTACAACCATCTGAGGGTCGGTAATCTGATATGCCTCGGTAACACATTCTAATCAAGTTTGCCTATAAAGCAAGCCCTGTCAATAGTTTTTTGTAAAAAAAAGCCCAGCCGAAGCTGGGCAAACCTCGCCGGTACGAGGGAAGGAGCCTTAGCCGTATCTCTGCTGGAATAGCCGCTCAACCTTCTGGCGGTACGCAGGATCGCTTTCATACTTTGGATCGCCAACCATAGCTTGCAGCTCTAGGTCTGTTGGCATTCCGTCAACCTCTTCCTTGCCTGTTGGGATTCTTCCTTCGTAGGCAGCCCGAATCTTTGACAAAGCTTGCATCCCACGGGCGGTTCCACCCATGATCTTAAACTCTTCAAAGTCTTCAGGCGACCATACGCCCTTGTTGACAAGTCCTCTAGCCCAATCGACCATGCCATTAATAATGGCGTTGGCATTTGGACCTAAAGCCTTGCGTTCAGCCTCCATGTCAAAGGATGGCGCACCGGCCATCTCGTCTGCCTTGGCTGTTATTTCACGAGCCAGCTCGTCAAATGCAGCTTGAGAGACGCCATTCTTTGCAGCCCACTCTGTAAACATGGGGACCATCGGGCGCTTATCCGCATCTTCGCCAAACGCAGATAAGTCATACTTGCCGTCAGGCGGGGCCTTATGCTTACCTTGGCTGACCAGCTTGCGCATGTCCTTCCAAGACTTTGCCATGCCCTCAAGATCAGGCTCATTCTTGTCTTTCTTCCAAAAGTTCTCAGGCCACCAGTCCGGGCGGTCAACCGGTTCGTCGTCAGGAATGGAGTCTGCTGCACGGTGCTCAACCGTGGTTTCCTTCTCAGCGGGAGCGTTATCATCAGTTGGCTCTACGTTGTCAAGTAGGCCAGTGGGTTCCGCTGCTGCTGAATCACTAGGCTCGACTGCCGTATTTTCTTCGCTCAAAATTTCCTCGCTCTATCGATTCGGGATTCTATCTCTTTGACTAAAGAGCATCGTCCCTCCAAAAAATAGCCGTAGGATGGATCACTCCCCGGCCCCCAGCATGGTTGCTCAATGGTTTGACTTCTTAGCCATTTAAGCAACTTCTGCCCTTCCTCTGTGCCAAATACACGCAAGCACAGCTTATCCGTATCGCTAGACTCCGGTGGAGTCATAGCTTTCTGCATCTCTTCTAAGTCATCCCAACCGGCCATAGGGGTCTCCGTCTGTTATTAATTCGTTATCTAGTTCGAATTTTTCTGCTTCGCTTAGTGCGTGGATGCAGTACCAGATGGCATCTGTCTCCGTGATAATTACGTGGGAAGTATTAGCCTTAATCTCTATGCAGGCTGGCGCTTCGTACTTGGTTTGCACGCCATCGACATCGACATAGACCGTACCTTTTGCCAGAAGCGACAGATGAGAATAAGGGTGGATATGCTGCGGCACAGCCCACCCTTTAGGAAGAAAGTATTCTTTGGCGTATAAGCCAGCCGCGAAGTGGTGTTGAATATCAGGCTGCATTGGTCTCCTGCTGCTGCGCCATTGCCATAGTTATATTCTGCTCTGTCTGCATATTCTGCGCCTGTTCCAGCATGTAAGCGCGCTCTGCGGCAGAGTTACGCACGGCTGACGGGATTCCAAACTTGTCAGCAATATAGTCAATCAGGTCGCCTGTCTTCACAGCAATCTGACCTTCTGGGCCAAGGGTGCTGGCAATCTGCATGAACTGCATAATGTTATTAATTTCCTCCATGTTCTGCGCCATAGCCAGCGGGGCTACAGGGCTGACCTTAACCTCAAGGCCATTGACGCGCAGAGGCATATTAATCAGGCCGCGCTCATCCATAACTTGCAGGATACGAGCAACCATCGGGATCATCGTCTCATTAATCAGACGACCAAAAGCAGAGCCAAGGTTTTGCGCCAGTTCTTTCATGCGCTCAACTACCTCGGTCGCTGACCGGGCAGACATATTGTCTGGTGGCAAAGACTCGTCCAGCAGGGTACGCTTAACATTCTGACGCAGATCGTTAATCACAATCTGGCTGACATTAAAGTCACCGGCACGAGCTAGAGGGCGCAGTGATTCACCCTGCGGGCCACCGTTTCTAGCCACAGGAATAATCGCACCCGGAACAATCTTTACTGTTTGAGGGTTCAACACGCCATCGTCTGCTGCGGTATACACACCAGCCACAGCCAGAGATGCGTTCTTAAGCAACAGCTCAAGGGTTTTGTTTAGCGTCTTAATGTCTGGCAGCGCAGTCAACAGCGGACCACGGCCATAGATTTCGCCAGCCACTTTTGCATATCGGCTAATAACCCACGGAGACGAGTTCATCCGACGATAGACGATCTCTTCCTTGCCGCCAGTAACGCAGATTACGTGATAGCACCAGTCGCCACGTTCGTAATCCAAGATGGTGGCTTCCATCAGATCAAAGTCATCTGTAGGCTTGGCATCGATCATGTTCTGCATATGATCGGAGAACTCTGCATCACGCCACTGCTGCTTAATTGCCTCGCCCTTCATGCGCATACGGCGGTAGATTTTGTCTACTTGACCGTTTGCACCTTCCTCAAACGACACGAGGAACAGCGGCACAGGGATAAAGTTAAGCGGAGAGATGTCGTCTCCCGGCTGGATCATCATGCAGGCAGTGCCTACAGCCATGTCCATTAGGAATTCGCCAATAGCAATGTCGAAGTTCGACTGCTTAATGGCTGTGAACATCTCTTCCATGTAGACATCGAGCACTGCTTGAGCCTGCTGCTTTTGCTCAACTGGAACTTCCGAACCCGGCTCTAAGCGGCACCATTTACGCTGCGGAGGAAAGATGCCAGACTGTAGACGATTAGCAAAACGCTGAGTACTATTAATGGCAGTAGAGTCAAAGACCCTAGCCATCTTCTTGGCACCTTGAGAGTTGCCATCGTAGTATCCATAAAGTTGGCGCTGAGGCAGAGCAAACTCATAAGCATCACGGTATAAAGACTCGAACAGGTCTTTGTTTCGCTGTGCTTTCTCTGCACGCTTTAAGATTTCCTCTAATGGCAGTCGCTTGCCTTGAGGAACCTTGCGGCGCGTACCCTTCATGTAGGAAATTTCAGCCATTATCTTTCTCCAACTTGTACTTCTCTAATAGGTTCCTGCCTTTTGCGGCAAGACGTTGCGCAGAAGCAAACGTCTTTGGTATTGGTTCACCCCAAGCATTTGCGGCCAATGCCAATCTTGTCGGGTCGCCATCCTCATCAACCAATGGGCCGCTAGGGTTTGTGTAAAAGCGCGTTAAGAAAGACCCTTTGCGTCTGGCTTTCTCGCCAGTTGGACTAGACTCTTTGACTCCCGGCTGCAAGTTCTTGCTTTCACCAGACGACTCAAACTTACGCCTGCCAGCCTCAGTCAGCCCGCCTTCAGGGTCCTTGTACTTACTCACTTACTGCCCCTAGCTGCTGCCATATTGTCAATTAAATTTGGGTAAGGCCGACCAGCTTTCTGTGCACGGCGCATGGCGTTGCGCTTCTCTGCCTCGCTTAGTTTTTGCGGCTTGCCTAAATCCTTTGGTCTAGCTTTATCCCATACTTCTTTCATATCTCACCTTTTATTCGTACCACTCAAGCGCCAAATAAGCAGCATGTGCAGTGCCGTTTACATTGGTTAGCCTGAACAAATAGTTTGTCAAAGGTTTTAAAACATACTCAAGTGATCCTGTTGTGCCACCGGCAGACTTTTTGCCTGTTCCACCGGGGATAATCTGCGCATCTAGCTGCGTCCCGAGCGAAGATACTGTCGGGTTTATTATCATGGCAACTTGGCTGCTAGTCGTATAATTGCGATTCCTATTGAGAGGAGTGAATGGCGTACCACCCGTAGCAGTCGTGCCTTCATAAACGTATATCTCCGCATCTCCAAGGCATAGTGCATCAAGAGTCATGTGTGGCGTGACGCCAGCCGCTGCCGCAAGAACAATATCAATGCTTGCACCATCACCTAATGGCGCTGACTTTGGGTATGTCTTATAGGCAAACCAAGCTCTGCCGTCGTGATTACGCTGGTGGTTTACATCCACCATAATCATGGGCGCATCAGCACCGGCAATCACATAATTGCCAGCATTATTCTTTTGAACCTGAGTTACAAACCTAGACTTTGTGGTTAGTGATTCAAGTTCTACCAGAGTTACGGCCATGATTAGGCTTTCTGCTTAGTAGCCTTACGTGCTTCTGACAGCGCGATAGCCTGAGCTTGCTTTGGGTCCTTGACTACCGGGCCACCTTTACCAGAATGCAGGGTACCAGACTTGTATTCGCGCATTACTTTCTGCACTTTCTTCTGGAACTTATCCATTACAGTGACACTCCCTTAGATAACATTGGACGTGACAGGCTACGAACACGAGCGCGTAGACGGGCAAGGCGACGCTCACCAGTTTCACGCTGCGTCATCTCAGTTTCTTGACGGGTTCTAGCAATTTGAGCCTGACCAGAGGCTGTTTCTTCCTGAATCTGCTTTTGCAAAGCAGCCATATCTTGTTCTGCTTTTGCTAATTCAGCCCTTGCCGCATCTTCTTCAGCTTTTGCTGCTGCCTCTTGATCTTTTAACTCTTGAGATTTAACTGCTTCTTGAATAGAAACAGCAAGATCAGGGGATGAAGCCATCATCCTTTCAAGCATAGCGACGCTAAAGTTCTTTGGATTAATAGCAAACTCTGGGCAACCAGACTCTTCGTTGATGCTATTCTTCTCGTGGCCTACGGTGTACTGGTCCATGTCCATGCCAGCAGCCTCAAAGGCTTTCTTTAGAGGCTCAGCCAGCTTTTGCACAAGCGGCAACGGGAGAACAACCTCGCCGGGAGTCAGGTGGCCCATGACGGTATCGCCATTCTCACCTTTCTCGGCCATGTCTTCCATGTCTTCTTTCTCTTTACCGACGTTGATTTCGATGTCCATAGCCGTTCCTTAGATAGCAACTGAAGCGCCGAGGGTAGAAGTCTGGTCTGTGCCTAAAACTCCCATCTCTGGGTTGATACGAACGTCAGACAATAGGGCGCGACGGCCAGATCGGACACGTGCACGCAGGCGGGAGGACTCTTCCTCGCCTAGCTTTCTGCGCTCTGCCTCCAAAGTATCAGCAGTACGCTTAGCTTCAGCCTCAAGGCTGGCCTTTTCCTGCGCGTACTTTGCTGTTTCAGCAGTCAAACGCTCACGAGCAACAGCCGCTTGCTCTTTCTGCGCGGCAATTTGCTGTTCCATCTGCTGTGCAGCACGACGAGCCTCGGCTGAAGATGCCTCACGAGCCTTACGTGCAGCGGAACTTGCCCGGTCAGCTTGATAAACAGAGCCTGCCAAGGTGGCAGCAGCTACCCAAAAAAAAGGCATAGGACCTCCAAATACGAAATATCTGAGGAAATTCTATCGACTTTGCCTTAAACATCAAGGATATGATAGCACTGCGCTATCATTATTTAAGCAAAAACGTCGAAGTCTGTAGCGGCAGTAGATTGCATGCCCATTGGCACACCTGATCTACCTGAATTGGTTGTCATTCTTCTATGTTCGCCACCACCAAGCAGCAGGTATCCGAAGGCGTCACCTACGTGGGAGTGTTCATTCTTGTTTGGCGAGTCCCTAAATCGTTCTTGTCCTGCGCCGATGGCTACTCGTTTGAAGTGGTAG